CTGATGTAATGGCCACAATACACAAAGCAGATTTAGGATATTGCAATTTCTTGCATTTTAAATGTGCAGGAGAAAGAAGCTGCACTGCATGGGTGAGCGGTGGCGCAATTGATGACAAGGATCGCACTCAATGAAAAAACTGAACACACAGCAAGCAGAACAAGCTCGAAGTAAACTTACACCTAGTTGGGAACTTGTCAAAGGTGTTATTCTCCAAAAGACGTACGAGTTTGACGACTACGATGCTGTGATCAAGTTTTTTGCAGATACAAAAGATGTACAGGTAGAATTAGATCATTTTGCAGATTTTGCATTTTTCTACAACGAGCTTCTTGTAAGAATTACTACCAAAGACGTTAAAGGTCTGACGGTTTTAGATTATCAACTAGCAAAAGCATTTGACATTATCAAAGAACAATGAAATATCGCGAAATCAAAGAAGCTGTTGGCAGGATTGTAAAAGGGGTTAACACCACATCCGATGTAGGTCCTGATGAAATAAAAAAGCAGGCGGCAAAGTTTGGAAACACCGTAGACAAAGATGGTCGTCCGCCAACGCTGAGCAAAAAAGTCAAAGGTTCTAAAACTAATGTTCTTTATAATTTGGAATTAGCAGAAAGCAAAAGCTATACTTGTCCTAGAACGAAAGCTGAAAGTTGTCAGTGCGAAAGCATAAACAAGGTTACTGAAGCAGAGGAAACTGTGACAGCAGTTTGTGTGTTAGAACACTCAGAGGTAGTAGAAGGCACTCTTTTATTTGAGCAACAAGCAAATGGTCCTACGCTCATAGTAGGAAGTATCACTGGATTAGAACCGGGTGAACACGGATTCCACATTCACGAGTTTGGCGATTTATCGAACGGTTGTGAAAGTGCAGGACCGCACTACAATCCAGATGGCGTTGATCACGGTGATTTGGAGCAAGGTCACGTTGGTGATCTTGGTAATGTTACAGCGGACGAGAATGGTGTTGCTAATATCAGAATAGTAGCAGAACGTGTAGATTTAACTGGAGATCGCAGTGTTGTAGGTCGTGCTGTGGTTGTTCATGCAGACAAAGATGACTTAGGACAAGGCGGCGATGCTGAAAGTTTAAAGACTGGTAATGCCGGCGACAGATTAGCTTGTGGTGTTATTACCTTAAGAGAAACAGTAAAAGAAAACTTCGCTGACGGTAAAGTAAAAGGTAAAAGTCGTCCAGGTAGAGCCAAAAGAGCCGGAGTAGATTGCAGTAAAAGTGTTACGGATTTGCGTAAAATAGCAAAAAACTCGTCAGGTGAAAAACAAAAGATGGCACATTGGTGTGCAAACATGAAAGCAGGTAGGAATAAATAGTGTTATGAAAATAGAACATATTTTAACAGAAGCAGAAATAGACGATCTTGGTTCAATGAATCCTAAGATGCGCGACCTGTTATCTAAAGTAAAAGCCAGTGACGATGCAAAAGCACAAGCAGATCTTAAAGCCAAGCAAAAGAAAGATCAAGAAGAAAAACAAGCCAAAAGACAAAAACTTGCTAAACTAAAGGCAGAAGGCGGCGAAGAATTAAAAGATTATATTCAAAAACTTAAAAATCATGACTGGACTTATGATTATGCCGACGATCACAGAAGTTGGAGCAGAGGATCTCAAGAACGCGGAGAGCTTCGCATGATACAAAAAGAAATAGATCCTGATTTTGAAATCTGGAATGAGTATGCTCCAGACGGCTATGAAATCAAAAAAATGAGTGAAGCCATTGATAAAGATTTCTTTCACAAGTCTGTAGAAAACGGTAAGTTTATGAAGCATAAAAAAGGTGGGTTGAACGACCCAGCTATCTTGTATCTTCATGACTTGGACAATGAAGGTTCAGAGGGGAAACCAATGTTGGTAACCTTTGCCCGACAAGTCGATGCGGAAGAGGCTGTTAAACAATACGGTGGCAAAATTATCAGGTCAGGTATGGGAACTTTCCGTATTATCAAAGACAGCGATGATTTAGATGAAACTGCTACAGCTGGAGCAACCAGTGCAGGATCCGTTGCTAGTGTAGCAAATCCTACTGCCGCATATTCCAAGCCAAAAAAACGCGGCAAATACGGCGCACCAGAGGCTCCTCAAAAAAAGAAAGCAGACGGCACTGCACAAAACGCACTTGATTTGTCAAACAACTTAATGGGCGGCAAAACAATTAAAAGATAAATACTTACAATAAATGTTTATTGGAGTATCTATTAATGCGCAAAGAAGATTTACAGCACTCTCGCACAGACGAAGGTTTAGCTGATCTAGCACAACGTGCAGAACATGATCACGAAGTCCAAATGGCTCGTGCCGATCTATACAAGATTGCCAAATACGCTATCAAGTTGCATGACATGCTGAAAGGAATTTCTGAAACAGAAGGGTTAGAAGGCTGGCAACAAGCAAAAATTACCAAAGCAAGCGATTATCTTTCAAGTGTGTTCCATAATCTAGACTATGACATGAAGTTTGGAAATGGTGAATTAGGTGAAGGAAAGTATTCTTCTGATGCACAACGCAAGGCAGTACATGCAGCTAAAGCAGAAAAAAATAAGAAAAAAGCCGAAAGCTACAAAGAAAGTTTACAACAGCGATTACAAGAAAAAGCAGTTTCCAAAGATCAGCAACGAGCAGCCGGAGCAGCACTAGCAGCCAAACGCGGCGATGCTCCTAAAAGCAAACTTAAAGATGCTTCAAAAGAAATGATGAAAATGAGCACCAAGGAACTAGAAAAGTTTGCAGGCACCAAACATAAAGGCTTGCCTGAGAAAAAGTGAAGATTGTAGAGATAACAGAAAAATGGAGTGAGAAATATAAACACTCTATAAATTGCTCAAATCCAAAGGGTTTTTCACAAAAAGCACACTGCGCAGGTAGAAAAAAGAGAAATAAAAAATGAACGATATTAGAACACTTTTAGAAAATTTTGCAAGGTTAGACGAAAAAGAATTTGATAAAGAGTTTGTTGTTAACAAAAAAGGCAAAGCTCAAAATTTTAACATCAAAGATTCTGATCGTGGAGGTCTGTACATGGATGTAAAAACACCCAGCGGACAAATTCGAAGATACTACGGTACTGAAGAAAATTTGGAAAAATACAAATCACAGAACAGCCGTGCAAAAGACGCTGAAATTGTAGATCCAGAGCAGGCAGATATTGATGCGCAAGGTGCGGCTGCAGCTGGTATGTTTAAAACCGATAACAAAGACGATGCCGATTCAAAAGACAACAAGCCTTCTGATCAAGACGATATTGATGCACAAGGAGCGGCAGCAGTTTCTGCTTTTTCGGATAAAAAGTCAAATGATAAAAAACCCAAAACAGTTGATCTAACCAAGCTAGATAGGGCTTCGGCAGAAAAAGCTGTACAAGACAAATTATCTAGAATGATGGAACTTATTTCAGCACTAGAAGAAAGCACACAAATATTTAGAAACGCAGGTATTTTATCTGAAAGAAATTTAACATCTGCAGAGGCTGCAGAATTACAAAGATTACAATCAGAATTAGAACAATTAGCACAAAATCAAAATGTTTCTAACATTAATAAAAGACAGATAGCCGCACAGCTGGACAGAGTTCCTGCTAATATTCCTACAGCACAAGATGACAATGACGCACAAACTGATACAGGAATTGGTCAAGGCGACGGGGGAGGAAGTACTGCAGCTCCACCTGCCCCTGAAATCGAGCCAGAAGCAGAACCTGAAGCAGAACCTGAGGCAGAACCAACTAGAGAACCTAGCGGAAGTTTAGATGCATTTTCGAAAGCAGGACAAGGCGGACTTGCTAATAATCCAGAAGAAACAGATGCTATTAAAGAATTACAAACAGAATTACAAGCACTGGGTTACGATCCAAAAGGCATCGATGGTAAGTACGGTCCTGGAACTATTGCGGCTGTAAAAGCGTTTCAAAAAGATAAAGAACTTACTGTTGACGGAGACGCAGGTCCTGACACTATTGCGGCAATATTAAGAGCAGAGCCTGAAGCAAAAACAGATTCTACTCCTCCCGAAGGAAGTGGTGAAGATCTACTTAGACAAATTCAAGGATTACTAGACAAAGCTAATATAAAGCCTGATGTTACTTCTACTGTGGATTCGCCCATAGCGGCTAGCATTGATTTTAAGAGCATGATTGGCCAAGGTATTTTTGAAAGTGTTAATCTTAAAGAAGCACTCAGTTCTGAAGATCAAATGAAATTACAAAGTTTACTTAATAGACTGAAAAAAGATTACCCTGATCTTGCAAACCAAAATCAAAAAATGTTTACTCAAGCACAAAAATTTATTAAAACTGGAAAAGTAGACGCTCCTGCTCCTAAACCAAGAGGAGGACGAGGAAGTGGTAGATCTGAACTAGAACTAAGAAAGGGTGCTAATCAAAGTAATAAAAATAAAACAACTACTAAAACATCTAGCACAAGTAGTAAAACAGTATCAGGTGGCGGAAGTACAACAAAAACAGTTGGCGGTGACGGGAAAGTAACTACAACAAAAACTCCGCCTAAGCAACAAGGAACTACAACTACTTCTACTAAAGGCACCTTAAAAGGTGTTGCTATTACTCCAGAAATAAGAAAAACAAAAGAATGGAAGCAATTCTATAAGAAACCGGTAGCTCCTAAAAGAAGTTTAGAAACTGCGGCTATAAGAAAAGCTGATTTAAAATACAAGCAGGCTATCTCTCAAGGAAAAATTAAACCACCTAAAGGTGCTAGTGTAGATTCTACAACTGTAACGAAAAATCCAGACGGTACTACAACTACTACCCGTGTAGGGGGACAAGGATCGCAAGTTGCCAAAGATGCTAAGGCCGAGTTTGCAAAAATAGATAGAGCTAAACAAGCAAAAAACAATGCTAGAATGGGTCCAAATGCAAAGACATCTATGAGTAAAGGACCTATTGAAAAGGACTTTTAATGGAACTAAAAAGGACTGATGCAGTATTTGCAAAAGACCCTTACTTAACCGTTCCTTTAGATTGGGAGGTGTTGAAAAACATACCCCTCAAAGATTTTGACAAAGATGGCTATGAAATAGACACCCCGTTAGAAAGACTACATTATTCAGTAAACGATGTTTGGATACATGAAGGCATACAATTTCATTACAGCACAGGACAACATTGGTATTTGGATACAGAGCAATCTGAAAAAGAATTGGTTTTGGATCATACACAGATAATAACCAGATATGCATATAGTGGCGAAGCAAGGGAAAGAATTCAAACCATTGCAAAAGAACGACCTATTTTGAACAAACTATTAGCAATTAAACCTAAATGGGGTATCGATTTTAGTTTAGATTACATATCGCAAGATGTGTGCATGGAAGTATTTCACATAGAAAAAGACGCAACCTCTTACGAAGAAGCAACAGAACTTAAACACAAAGCAGAACAAATAATAGATAACACAGACTGGGAGTCTTCTATCCAAGATATTCTCAAAAGGAAAGATGAATGGTATCATCTTTGTTCCGATGACCAAAGTGACTGGAAGGCACGCTATTTCGGATGGCATCGTGCTTTTGATTCAAAGAAAGTTTATTTTTAACTTGACACAATCCTAATAATATCTTATACTTAAACCATAATAAAGGAGAATCTGATGAGCGACCGTACCTACGGACCTGAAGAAAAAGCAAAGCTGGAAAAACTTATTCACGAAGGAGTCACTGTTTTACAAGAAGTAGAAGATCTACAAACCGGATTAAAGGAAACAGTAAAACACATAGCAGAAGAACTAGATGTTAAACCTTCACTTATTAACAAAGCAATCAAAGTTGCTAAGAATCGTGATTGGGACAATCACAACTCAGAGTTCGAGGACTTGGAAGCTATTGTTACCTTACTCGGTTACGACAAGTAATGCAAAATGTTAAAGATTTCTGGTTAAACAGTTATCGCTCTGATCGAACAGCATTTATATTTGAACTGATAAGTTTTGTTTTTACAGTAGCCGCAAGTATGTATCTTGCGGTCAAAGCCGCTGACCCTGACATGAGATATGTTTATCCAGGATTTTTTGTAGGAGCTGTTACACAGGTGTATGCAAGTTGGCGAAGAGGAGCAGCATGGATTATGCTTTTAACATTTTATTTCGCATGCGTAAATGTGTTTGGTTTCGGTAGAGCATTAGGTTGGTGGTAATGGACATTTGGGAATATCAATACACATGGAGCGACTTTGTAGGTAATATTGGTGTTGCTCTATTAATTGTTACATTTTATTTAAACATTGCAGGCAAGATAAACACAAAAGGATTTTGGTATAGTTTTAACAATCTAGTTGTTGCTGTACTGTTAGGTATTAACTTGTACTACAAACCAAATATATCCAGTATTATTATAGAAATCTTTTGGGCAGGAATAAGTATTTATGGACTGATACGATGGTATCAATCTCGCCATAGCAAAAAGCAGGCATGAAGATGGTAGTTCGGCCATAAGTGAACACACAAGGAGAATAATTTGAGTTATGTAGATGCGTTCTTTGATCGCGATCAGGATATTATTCGTGCGGTCGAACGCCGTGACGGTAAACGACATTTTCAGGAATATCAAGCCAAATATACATTCTATTACGAAGATCCCAAAGGCAAGTATAACAGCGTATATGGAGATACATTAAGTAGAATTGTTTGTAAAAACACCAAAGACTTTCGCAAAGAAGTTGCTATTAACAAAAGCAAGAACTTATTCGAAAGCGATATCAATCCGATCTTCCAGTGCTTGAGCGAAAACTATCTTAATCAAGATGCTCCTAAACTTAACATTGCGTTTTTCGATATTGAGACAGACTTTGATCCAGAGCGTGGCTTTGCTGATCCAGCAGATCCGTTTATGGGCATTACCAGTATATCTATCTATTTGCAGTGGTTAGAAACAATGGTGTGTTTAGCAGTTCCTCCCAAGACACTTACAATGGAGCAGGCACACAAAGAATTAGAGGGCATCGACGGTGTTGTGCTATTCGAAAAAGAAGCAGACATGTTGAATACATTCTTAGATTTAATAGAAGATGCTGATATCTTAAGTGGCTGGAACAGCGAAGGCTACGATATTCCTTATACTGTTAATCGTGTGAGTCGTGTACTAAGCAAAGACGATACAAGACGTTTCTGCTTGTGGGGTCAGTTGCCCAAGAAGCGTGAATATGAAAAATATGGTAAGCAAGCAGTTACATTTGACCTAGTAGGTCGTGTACACTTGGACAGTTTGGAACTGTATCGCAAGTACACATATGAAGAACGACACTCGTATCGATTGGACGCTATTGGTGAGATTGAAGTAGGTGAAAACAAGGTGCCTTATGAAGGCACTCTGGATCAGTTGTATAACAATGACTTCCGTAAGTTTATTGAATATAACATTCAAGATACGGCACTGCTAGACAAGTTGGATAAGAAACTACGATTCATTGATCTAAGTAATTCAATTGCACACGAAAACACAGTACTATTACAAACTACAATGGGTGCTGTGGCTGTGACAGAGCAAGGTATTATCAACGAAGCACATAATCGGGGGCTACAAGTGCCCAATCGACCTAAACATGACGATACAGAGAGCACACAAGCCGCAGGTGCATATGTTGCGTTCCCCAAAAAAGGATTGCACAAATGGATCGGATCAATGGATTTGAACTCACTGTATCCTTCAGTGATTCGTGCATTAAACATGGCTCCTGAAACTATTGTAGGACAGATTCGTCCTGAAATAACAGATTCTCGTATTCATGAAGATATGACACTGAAAAAGAAAAGTTTTGCAGGAAGCTGGGAAGGACGGTTTGGCACTGAAGAGTATGAAGCGGTCATGGCACAGAGAAAAGATGTTGCACTTACAATTGATTGGGAAGATGGAAGATCAGACATTTTGTCAGGTGCAGAGGTATATCAATTAATTTTTGACAGTCAAATGCCGTGGATGCTATCGGCGAATGGTACAATTTTTACTACAGAGTTTGAAGGCGTTATCCCAGGCATCCTAAAGCGTTGGTATGCAGAACGGAAAGACATGCAGAAAATGCTTAAGAAGGCAAAAGAAGCAGAAAATTCTGCTGAAATCGAATACTGGGACAAACGCCAGTTAGTTAAGAAGATTAACTTGAATAGTTTATATGGTGCAATTCTAAATCCTGGTTGTAGATTTTTCGATAAGCGTATTGGACAGTCAACTACGCTCACTGGTCGTCAAATTGTTAAACATATGAGTGCAGAGGTAAACAATACCATTGCTGGTGAATATGATCATGTAGGAAAAGCAGTTATATATGGTGATACTGATTCTGTTTATTTCTCTGCTTGGCCAGTGCTTAAAGATGATATACAATCAGGAAAACTAGAATGGAATGCTGAAAAAGCAATTGCGTTATATGATCAAGTTTGCGAACAAGTAGACAGCACATTCCAAGACTTTATGACTCGTGCATTTCATTGTCCTAAAACAAGAAGCGATGTGATTGCAGCTGGTAGAGAAATTGTTGCACGAAGCGGGCTGTATATTACTAAAAAACGATATGCAGCACTTGTGATAGATAACGAAGGATTCCGTACTGATCAAGACGGTAAGCCTGGTAAAGTAAAGGCAATGGGCTTAGACTTAAGACGATCAGATACTCCTGTGTACATGCAAGAATTTTTGATGGAAATCTTGCTTATGGTTCTGCAGGATGCAGAGGAGAAAGATGTCTTAGATCGAATTACTACATTTCGCAAAGAATTTGAAGGTATGCCAGGCTGGGAGAAGGGTTCTCCTAAACGGGCTAACAAGATCGGCTTCTATCAAAAAGAAGAACAACGCAAAGGCAAGGCAAACATGCCAGGGCATGTTCGAGCAAGCATCAACTGGAATACACTCAAGCGTATGAACGGTGACAAATACTCACAAGAGATTGTGGATGGTATGAAAGTTATTGTTTGCAAACTTAAATCTAATCCTCTGGGATATACCAGTGTTGCGTATCCAACAGACGAGCTGAGATTACCTGAATGGTTTAAAGAACTTCCATTCGATGATTCAGCAATGGCAGAAACCATAATTGATAATAAATTAGATAACCTGATAGGTGTATTGGATTATGATCTAGAAGACACAAAACAAAACAATACATTTAGTTCGTTGTTTGATTTTGGAGAATAAAATGAAAGTAGAATTTAAACTTGAACTTGATACTGAAAAAGAAAAGGATGAATTGTTTTTAGCAAGGATAATTGAACTATTCGAATGCTATGACATTGACGTTTTTGAAGACGATGACGTTGACAAAACCTAAATAATATCATATACTTAATATAACAATGGAGAACACAATGAAAGACATTCTACAAGATATTGTAGCACATACACACGCACTGGGTTTTTTAAGCTTAGTTAAAGTAACGGCCGAGGATGATACTGCAATTGATTCCATGGCAGAGGATCGTTCGGTAATTCTCAGTGCAACAACACACTCACCTGTGTCTGAATTTAAGGGTACATTTGGAATGCCTAATCTTGAAAAATTAGCATTGCATTTGAAAAATCCTGAATACAAAGACAATGCAAAAGTCGATGTTGTTGAAGCAGAACGCAACGGTGAAACTATTCCAACACATATTCACTTTGAAAATGCCGCAGGAGATTTCCAAAACGATTATCGCTTTATGAACAAAGCAATCATCGAAGAAAAACTTAAAACTGTTAAATTTAAAGGTGCTACCTGGGATGTCACTTTTCAACCATCCGTCGCGGCTATATCTCGAATGAAACTAATGAGTGCCGCACATTCAGAAGAGCCTACATTCAATGTTAAGACAGCGGATGGTAATTTGGTGTTTTCGTTTGGTGACGCTAGCACACACGCAGGTGAGTTTGTGTTTGAAGCAGGTGTGGAAGGTACATTAAAACATACTTGGAGTTGGCCTGTTGCGCAGGTACAGAGCATTTTGAATTTGGACGGTGATATCACAATGAGTATATCGGATCAAGGTGCAATGCAGATTTCAGTGGATTCAGGAATGGTTAAGTACGATTACATTCTTCCAGCACAGAGCAAGTAATGCGAGTTGATTTAACCGCAGAACAAAAAGACTATGCTCGTTTTTTGCCGGCTCTCTCGGGGTTTTATGCCACCTATGTGGGCAAACAGCGTTATGACGAATATGTAGACAAAAGTCGCATTCCTGCAAACTTTACCCACGGTGTTGAAAGTCTTAACTATCTAAACAAGGATCAAGGACAGTTTCAATACAAGTGGACACTTTACTCTGCAGGACACGCCGAACTGGATACTCAAAAAGATTCTCCTAAAGAAGATATGATCCGAAACAGAGATCGAGAGAACACCTGGGTGTTAGGTGACTCAGGTGGATTCCAGATCGGTAAAGGTGTGTGGGAAGGAGACTGGAAGGATCCTAATTGTCCAAAGGCACAAAAGAAGAGAGAACAGGTTCTTCGTTGGATGGATGCATATATGGACTATGGTATGATCCTTGATATTCCAGCATGGGTGTGTCGTTCTCCGGCAGGCAGAGCGGCAACTGGCATCACTTCATATATGGAAGCAGTACAAGGTACATACATCAACAACGACTATTGGATTCAAAATCGCACAGGTACTTGCAAATTCCTAAATGTTCTGCAGGGTGAAAATCACGCCGAAGCAGACGATTGGTACGATCGTATGAAGAAGTACTGCGATCCAAAGCAGTATCCTGACAATCACTTTAATGGTTGGGCAATGGGTGGACAGAACATGTGTGACGTACACCTAGTTCTTAAGAGGTTAGTTGCATTACGATTTGATGGATTACTAGAAAAAGGCACGCACGATGTAATGCACTTTCTAGGAACTTCGAAACTAGAGTGGGCCACACTGTTAACAGATGTACAACGAGCAGTAAGAAAATATCACAATGAAAACTTTACTATCACTTTCGATTGCGCTAGTCCTTTTCTTGCAACCGCCAATGGACAGATTTATATTCAGACAGAGATTGAAGATAGAACCAAATGGGTCTATCGAATGGTTCCGAGCATAGACGATAAAAAATATGCCACAGACACGAGGCTATTCAGAGATGCTGTGCTACAGGACGGCATTTTCAAAAACTTCACAGACAGTCCTATCACCGCAGAACTAAAAGTAAACGACATCTGTCATTATGCACCTGGTATGCTAAATAAGATCGGCAAAGAAGGCAAGACCAGTTGGGATTCATTTAGTTATGCAATCCAAATGGGCCATAATGTGTGGAGTCATATCAATGCAGTACAAGAAGCAAATCGGCAGTACGATCAGGGAACAATACCTGCAATGCTTGTTCAAGAGCGTTTCAACAGGATACTTTTCCGAGATGTTGTGGAAGAAATATTCGCAACTTCAGAACGACACAAAGCCGAAAGTTTGATAGAAGAATACAGCAGGTACTGGATGAGCATCATCGGTACACGAGGTGCAACAGGCAAAAAGACTGTTAATGCTTCCACACATTTCCACAATCTGTTCGAAGAGGTTGACACAGATCCTGTAGATGCTATACTACACGAAGATGGCGAATTCACAGACGATGAAGCACACAAATTAGAGGATCTAGAAAATGAAGCGTGATTACAGCACTGGCACGGTAGATGATGTGCAGTTCTTTACTGGCGTTGAAGTAGAACACACACCCGCACACGGTATGAAAACATTGTTTGTTACTGGTGTGCAAGATGTTGAGGGAATCGAATCTTTGGCTGTTGAAGAAACAGTAGAACATATTTTCTTTGGTGCTAATCACAGTTTTGATCCTGCGGGTTCAGAATGGGATCGTTGGGAAATTATGATAACACACTTTTTGCGCAAAGGAATTCTTTGTAGTTTAGATATTCCCGTCAGCCACGCAGAGGAGTTTTTAGACAGTTGCCTTGTAGAGCACGATAACTTTATTCCACAACTTCGCGTGCCGTTGCCATATATCAAGCAGTGGCCCTACAACACTATGATTAAAATCGATGACAAAGACTTTCGTGCAAGTAACCCAGGTGTGTGGAGTCATCGCCTGCACGATTTAATGGACTCGTCTGTGTTTACACCTTGGAATGAATACAAACTTGACAAACCACTTGACTAAAGGTATAATAAACTTATGACTGAACAAAGAAGTATTTGGGTCTCATTTCAGAAAGAAGGGGTACATAGATATCCTGGCGCAGACACTGACCCTAAATTAGCGACAGGTGATTGGGATGATGTAAGTTTCTTAGGTTATCCGCATAGACACATTTTTTATTTTCGTGTGCGTATCCAAGTGTTCCACAATGATCGCGACATCGAGTTTATTCAGTTCAAGCGATGGTTACAGCGTTTGTATGAAGAAGTAGATCATTCTACTCAAATTTTAGATCTTGATTACAAGTCGTGCGAAATGATCGCAGATGACTTGTACAAAGAAATTTCTGCAGAGTACCCCGGCCGCTTTGTAGAAATCAGCGTAGCTGAAGATAATGAAAATGGCTGTTTAATTTACTATCCATCAACAGAGGAATAATAAAAATGTCAAATCGTTTCCCTCCAGTTAATAAAATTTTTGATGATCTGGATCGTTATAGGGACTTTTGCCGCTATGAAGGCAAAGTATTTGATGAACGAGCTCTTTACAATGAGAATGACCGTAACTGGATTGCTTATAAAAAGTATCTGGGTTATTTGCGTGCTAAAGCAAGAAACAATGGCAGGAACATTAGGAGCAACTAATGACTGTTTACATCGTTGACATTGAGGCTGTAGATACTCGTTACACCAAACAGTGGAAAGACTATTTACCTAAGCAGTTAAAAAATGCCGGTCTCGAGGTGTCAGTGATAAGTGGGGGTGATGTGCCGCAGGCAACAACCCCCGGTGCTTTTCTTAACTTTGCTGGTACCAATAATTATAAAAGCCAGCAGATGTTACAGATTTCAGAATTATTTGCCAAAGGACAAATCAAAGATGGAGACTATTTCCTCTACACTGATGCATGGAATCCAACAGTTATACAACTTCGGTACATGGCAGAACTTTTGGGAGTTTCTGTTCGCATTGGTGGCCTCTGGCATGCTGGTTCATATGATCCTCAGGACTTCCTCGGACG